TGGTGCATTACAAGCAAATAGCACAGGTGGAACACAAACAGCAGTTGGATTTAATGCACTTTCAAGTGCTACTACACAAAACAATACTGCTTTAGGTTCAGGTGCAGGTCAATCAGTTACAAGTGGTCAAGGTAATGTTTTATTAGGTTTAAATTCAGGTAATTCAGGCACTAATAACCTTACTACAGGTTCTAACAATGTTCTTGTTGGATACAATACAGCCGTATCAGCACTAGGTGATTCTAACTCTATAGTAATCGGTCAAGGTGCTACAGGTCTTGGCTCTAACACAACAGTAATAGGTAATAGCTCTACAACACTATCTAAAGTATTTGGTGTTATTACATCAACAGTTTACACAGTAGCTACTTTACCATCAGCTTCAACATCAGGTGCAGGTGCAAGAGCATTTGTATCAGACGCTTTATCACCAACATTCGGTGCAACAGTTACAGGCGGTGGTGCAGTAAATATACCTGTTTATAGTGATGGAACTAACTGGAAGGTCGGATAATGAATTACACATGGATTATTAATGCTATGTATGTAGTGCAAAACCCTGAACCTAATTATGTTGTTACTGTAATATGGACATTATCAGGCACAGACGGACAATATACTGCAAGCATACAAGGCAATACAGAATTAGCAGTAAACCAAGAACAAACTGACTACATTCCTTATGCTGACTTAACAGAAGAAATTGTTATAGGTTGGGTGCAAAACGCATTAGGCCCTACAGGAATTTATAACTACGAGCAAAACATTGTAGGTCAAATAGATTCTATGATTAACCCACCTGTGAGTCCTGAACAAGCACCATTACCATGGATTCAAGCATGATTGATTTTGAATGGAAAATAATAGAAATATCTAAAGAAGATGACTTAATTGTTCATGCTAAATACAAAGTTATTGCTCGTGATAACGATATTTTAGTAGAAACAGAAGGGAATCATTGGTTTAGTAATAAAGTATTAAATATCCCTTTTAAAGATGTAAAAGAAGAAGATATTATTGAATGGATTGAAAATGAATCTATCATTAATGACGAATGTCATATAAAATCTAACTTATCCAAGCAAGTAAAAGAATTAAAGATAAATCGCAAATCTCAATTACCTTGGAAACCCCAAGTATTTAACGTAGGTGAACTATGACCAAACCAATAGACATTATTTCAGGCGCTTTAAAAGACATTGGTGCATTGGCATCAGGGGAAACTCCAGCTCCTGAAGATGCTCAAGACGCATTTTATATGCTTAATGATATGTTAGATCAATGGTCTAACGAAGATATGATGGTTTACTATAAATCAGAAATAGTATTTTCTATTACGCCAGGTCAAACTCAATATACTATTGGCCCAACAGGTCAAATTGGTGCAGTTATTACAGGCTCTATTAGTGGAAATATCTTAACTGTAACAGGTATTACTTCAGGCGCTATTAATGTAGGTCAATTCTTATCAGGTGCAGGTATTACTGCCGGCACTACTATTACTCAAATGCTTACAGGCGCAGGGGGAAATGTAAATGAACTTGGCACATATCAACTTAATATTAGTCAAACAGTTTCATCTACAACCATTAACCTTTACTATCAACGACCACTTAATATCGATTCGTGTTTTGTTCGTATTAATACTAATTCTAATGGTGTTCCTATCATCAATGGGGGATTAGATTACCCAGTTGCAGTATTAAACCTTGAAGATTATGAAATGATTGGTTTAAAGACATTAAATGGCCCATGGCCTAAAGCGCTTTACTATCAACCTGCTGAAACATTAGGAAACATATTTGTATGGCCTAACCCATCTCAAGGTGAAATGCATATGTTTACAAATACATTATTCTCTAGGTTTACATCGCAAAATGACGTATTAAACCTTCCACAAGGCTATAACATGGCTTTACGCTGGTGTTTAGCTGAAAGACTTATGCCTATGTTTGGTAAAAGTTCACAAGTTCAAATGGCAATGATTACAGGATTTGCAGCACAAGGAAAAGCAACAATTAAACGCACCAATATGAAACCTGTGCAAAGTGCAAGATTTAACGATGCACTATTATCTAGCCGACAAAAAGACGCTGGTTGGATATTGACAGGTGGATTCTTTAGATAATTAAAAGGAAAATATAATGGCTTCAACAACATTCGTAGATGGCTCAAGTGTCATATACTCATCATGGCTAAATGACGTAAACTCAACCGTTTATAATGGAACATTTCAAGCCGCCACAATACAACCTACTAATATCGTAGTTAATGGAACAGTATCAGGCACAGGATTTACTAATCTTGTTAATTCAGGTTTAACTGCCCCAGGCCCTATTGGTAACGGAACGCCAAACACAGGTGCATTTACTACTCTTACAGCTAACAGTCTAACATTAAGCACAACACCTTTAGCGGTAGGATCAGGCGGAACAGGTTTAACATCACCAGGCACTTCAGGTTATGTTTTAACATCTAATGGAACAACATGGACACCGTCACTTCTTTTATCTAAAGACACTAACGGTTACCTTTACAGCCCTGTTGCAAATAACAATAGCGGACTATATTCATCTAACTTAATTTATAGTGCTAACGGAACTTCAGCAGGTCTTAACATTACGCCTTATCAACCTGTCTTTACTAGCGCAACTTCTACTGCTTCATCTATCAGCACAACTACTTTAACAGTAGGCGGAACAGTTACAGGCACTTTTGCAGTTGGTCAAGTTATTACAGGCACAGGTGTTACTTCAGGCACATATATTACTGCTTTAGTATCAGGCACAGGTGGCGCAGGAACTTATACTGTAAATAACTCACAAACAGTTGCATCTACTACTATTAACGCATCACACGCTATAAATTTACAAGGTTCTACATCTTATCAATTTGAATCTGTTGTATCTTTATTAAAATCAGCAGGAATAACATCTCACACAGTTGCATTAGGATTTGGTGGTTCAGCTACTTTAAATAACATTAGTTATATAGCTCTTGGTCAAAATAGTGCATCAAGTTCATCTTTAGCTGTTGCTAACAATAGTGCGTTTGTATCAAGCGCAACTCCAACAGTTTTAACAAATGCAATTACTTCTGCAACTGAATATGTTTATTTTGTATTAAGAGGAACAATATCAGTCAATACAACAGGCACGATTGCCCCTATTTATGCTTTAAGTGCTGCTCCTGGTGGCGCTTATACAACTCAAATAGGATCGTATTTTAAAATATCACCTGTAGCAGTAGCCGGTGCAGATGTAAACATTGGGTCTTGGGTATAACACATGGCAGACTTTGGCTTTGTTGGCCCTAGTTACGAAGCTCCTTCCATTTATCAAGATGGACAGGAATGTATTAATTTTCGTGCTGAAGTTGACCCATTAAAAGAACCTGGCAGTAGAGGCGTTGTATCTCTCTATCCCACACCTGGCTTAACATCTGCTTTAGTATTTCAAAACAATCAACAAGTTCGTGGATTAAGAACATTATCAGGTGGTAATTTTATGTTGGCTGTAGTCGGCCCATATCTTTACTTAATCAATAATACTTTAAATGCCACGATTGTCGGTCAATTATCATCATCTGCAGGCCCTGTAAGTATTACAGACAATGGCGTATATGCCTATATTGTTGATGGAAATAACCGATATTCATGGAAAATATCGCAACCACTTTCAGCCACTTTTATTGGTTCTTTATCAGGAACAACCCTTACTGTTGTATTAATTAAAAGTGGTGTATTGGCAACAGGAATGTCTATATTTGGTTCAGGTCTATCTTCTGAAACAGTTATTACAAGCCAAACATCAGGTGTGCCAGGAAGTGTTGGCACTTACACAGTTAATCAAACTCAAACTGAAACAGCCGAAATTATCAATGCTTCTACAGTAGGTTGTAATTTTATCGGTTCAATTAACGGAAACATATTAACTGTATCAAATATTGTAGAAGGTAATCTATATCTTGGTCAAACAATACAAGGGCCAGGCGTTACTTTAGGCACAGTTATTACTGCTTTAGGCAGCGAAACTGTTTTAACTGCAGCTATTAATACTGCTGGCACAGGATACGCTGTAAATGACGTTATAACAGTTTTAGGGGGTATTTATGGCAATTTCCCTTCTACTTACACAGTAAATTCAGTTAATGTCGGTGTAGCCACAGTAGGCACAATTTCAGGTGGTTCTTCTTATACAAATGGCACTTATTATAATGTTCAAATGACTTATGTAAGTGGCCCAGTTGCGACCACATATCCAAGTGCTACAATTGTGGTATCAGGTGGCGCAGTAAGTTCAGTTTCTATTACATCACCAGGTTTAGGTTTTACAAACACAGGAACAGTATTGTCTGCCCCTAGCACATCAATTGGTGGCACAGGATCAGGATTTACTGTATCAGTAGCAACTTTAACTAGCACAGGTGCAGTTACATCATTAACGCAAACAAGTCCAGGTCAATATACTTCATTACCTAACAATCCAGCGTCTACATCAACAAATGGCACAGGCACAGGATTAACCCTTAATTTAACTTTTGGTTCAGGTTCAGGTGGAACAGGTAATTATGTTTTAAATAACTCTCAAACTGTCGCATCTCAAACAATGTTTGGATTGAATTTTAGTATTATTCCTTCATCTGATGGCGCATTTCAAGGTGCTAACACAGTTGATACTGTAGACAATTATTTTGTATATAACGACCCTAATTCACAACAATGGGCAGCTTCCAATATTTTAAGCCCTATAACTTCAGCTTTAAGTTTTTCATCTAAAGACGGATCGCCTGATAACCTAGTTTCTCTTATTGTAGATCATAGAGAAGTTTATTTAATGGGTGAGAAATCATCAGAAGTATGGGTAGATGTAGGAACATTTCCGTTTCCTTTCCAGCGTATTCCAGGCACATCTACTCAACATGGTATAGCGGCTCAATTCTCGTTATCTAGAGTAGGTAACTCATTTGCTTATGTTTCTCGTAACAATCGTGGTCAAGCTCAAATTATGCAAATGAATGGTTATATCCCACAAAGAATATCAACCCATGCTGTAGAAAATACTTTAGTAGATCAATATGTAGATGACGCAATAGCATGGACTTATCAACTAGAAGGACATGAAGTTTATGTTGTTTCTTTCCCAACAATAGATTTAACTTGGGCTTATGACGCAACTACTAATATGTGGCACAAATGGTTATGGGTAGACAATAACAATGTTTATCATAGACACAGAGGCAATTGCTCAACTGTATTTCAAGGTTTAGTTTATGTGGGTGATTGGCAAAATGGTATTCTTTACCAATTAGACTCTAATAACTATACTGACAATGGTCAAGAAATTAGACGTTTACGCAGAGCGCCACACCTTGTTACAGACTTACAACGTCAATATTTAGAAGAATTCCAAATACAATTTCAACCTGGCGTTGGTTTAAATGGTCTTTCTAAAACCACTTATTCATCTACAAGTGCTGTTGCAGGACTTGCAATTGCAGGTAGAGCTATTGCAGGAACATCATCATTAGCAACTGTAGGTGCTAACCCACAAGCTATGTTACGTTGGTCTAATGACGGAGGTTCTACATGGTCAAACGAACATTGGACTTCTATTGGTCAAATAGGTAAATATAAAAATCGTGCTATTTGGCGTAGATTAGGTTGGTCAAGAGATAGAGTTTTTGAAGTGGTAGTTACCGACCCTGTTAAATCGGTTATAATATCTGCTAATCTAAAAGCATCTGAAGGGGAAAACTAATGTCAAATGGTATTTATGGTTCAAATCAGACAAATCCTTACCCACAAGCTGAATTTTTAGAGCCTTCAAGCAAAAGACCACATAGAGCGTGGCAACAATATTTTTTAAATTTAGTTAACTTTAGTCATGCTGATACAGCAACTTCAGGCACAGCACAATTACCCCCTGCGCCTCAAGGTTTTGTAAATATGACTGTTAACGGAAAACAAGTTAAAGTTCCTTATTATAATCAATGAGTAACGAACAATTATTTAATAAGTTAAATGGCACATTTGAAATTGATCCAAATGTTATTCATTATTTTTCAGATGGTTTATATGCTAAACAGATGACAATGCCTAAAGGATTTATGGCAGGTAAGCACGTTCATAATTACAGTCATTTAAGCGTATTAGCAAAGGGCAAAGTTGTTGTAAGAACCGATAATGAAGCTCAAGAATATACTGCACCGGCTTGTATTACTATTAAAGCAGGTGAATATCATACAGTAGAAGCACTAGAAGATTGTGCATGGTTTTGTATTCACGCCACGTCAGAGTCTGACAAAGTTGATGACGTTTTAATTGTAAGGAAGGATTAATTATGTCTTGGAGTTGGGTATCCGGTGTTGGTTCTGCAATAGGCGGTCTAGCAGGTATGTTTGGAGCAAGTAGTGCGGCTGACGCACAAGTGGCTGCTGAACAACAAGCAATACAAGCACAGCAACAAATGTTTAACCAACAATTTGGTGCTTTAGCTCCACAAAGAGCAGCAGGTTATAATGCTTTAAATGAATTAGGCGCTTTAGGAAGTGGCCCTTATACTCAATACAACGCTCAAGGACAAGCCACAGGTCAAGGCACAGGAACAGATTATTTAACTCATCAATTTGGCAATACCGATTTAAACGCTAATATTGCACCTAATTATGCTTTTGGACTTCAACAAGGATTGGGAAATGTTAATGCACAAAACAATGCTTTAGGTGGAAGAATTGGTGGAAATGCCTTACAAGGTGCAAATACATTTGCTCAAAATTATGCAGGTAATGCTTATCAACAAGCATTTAATAACTATCAAGGACAACGTAATAATATTTACAATACTTTAGCTGGTATTGCAGGTATTGGTCAAAATGCTCTTAATACAGGCGCACAAGTAGGTATGAACGCAGCAAACGCTATCGGACAACAACAAGTTGGTATAGGTAATGCTCAAGCAGCAGGATACATGGGAATGGCAAATGCAATTGGTGGTGGGGCTCAAGGTATATCAAATTCTTATTTACTATCTAAATTGTTAAATCAAAATGGCAATATTAATTCAGTTAATCAACAATTAAATGCTCTTGGGTCACCTTATAATTATAATACTATGCCAACAAATCCCGCAGAGTCATTTACTCCTAAAGAAGTAACTGGTCAAGGAATATAGGAAAAAATTATGGCAGACTATAACGTATCAGACGTAGCTTCAAAAGTTAATATTCCAAATCAAATGTCACTTGCTGACATGATTAATATGGCTCGTAATGTCCAGTCATATCAACAAGCGCAACAAATTAATCCTTTACTTTTACAACAACAACAAGCTGAAACTAAACGTGCTGGTGCAGAAGCCAATGTATCTGAACAAACACAAGAACCTAGAATTTCAACTATTAAATCTGAATCAAATATAAAAAATATTGAATCAGCAAAAGCAGATCAAATTAATAAAGAAAGATTAATAACACAAAACTTAATAGCTCATCCTGAACAATGGACTAATGCAGATGGTCAACCTGATTTAAATAAAGCATTTCAAGTTTTTACTACTCAAGCACCTTTAACAGGCGCTGAAACTGTAGGTAAAATTGCAGAAACAGTAGCCCATAAAGCTACTGCTGACAACGCCACATTAAAATTAAATCAAGATACTAGAGAAAAATTTGGTTCTGCAATAAGCGCTGTTGCAAGATCAGGAAG